TAGTGTCAGCCAACATCTTACCTTTTTCAAGTTCTTTATTAAGATCTTTTATATTTTTATATACGTCTACCATTATTTTTTAAATTTAAAATCATACCCTTCTACTTCAGCAATCTGTGGGGAAAACCAGGTTTTCCATAACCCTTTTCTCACAAAGTTTTCAGCTAGTCTTATTGCTCCAAATTTATTTCCAGATACGTGAGTTAAAAAAGGACAATCTACATCTACAGTTACAACTTTATTTTTGTTATCTATATCTAATTTATTGTAATAAATAATGTACTCTTTCATATCTCGTTTTTAAAGTCTTCTATTAATAGGTCTTCTAAAAAAGCTACAACTTCATCAGGACTTTTAATTGTATGCACATCAACATCTGAAAATGCTTCAAATCCTAATGTCGGGTATCCTTCTAGTTGAAATTCAGTTAAGCTTTCTAATACCCCTCCTTCTGAAAGGGTTTCTTGTGTTACAGAAATTATTCCTGTTACATATATATCGCCCAAAATACTGGGTACTACTGCTCTATGTGGGTATGTACCCTCTTCTATATCCATTTTTGTTTTTATTTTAAATTAACTATATTTACAATTACTAAACAATTTATTTACATATGAAATACTTAATAAGTCTTTTAATTTTCTCAACATTTAGCTGTTCTTCCATTAAACCTTATGACGTTGGTTATAATTATAAGTTTAATTATTGCAATCATTCTGGATGTACTAATTCTAGTTTCCATCAGCATTACTCATCTTATGTTGTTCTTCCCAGCGATAATCTTCTACCTGACGAATAAGATTTGCATTTTCTTCTTTAAGATATTTATTTTCTTTATTTAACTCTAAGTATTTTACAGTTAAAGCTTCTATTCGCGCTATTAAAAAATCTACTTGTTCTTTATTAGAATCTATCATAGCGTAGCAATTAAAGCGAATAATATTAGTGCATAACCTACATATTGTAGGACTTCTTTAGTTCTATCCATTTTCTATTTGTTTTTGATACTCTTTCAAGCTTTTATTAAATTCACGATGCACCTCAGTTTCTATACAATCTGATATATATTTTCTGATATGTACTAGGTTTCTGCTTATAGCTCCTCGCAGTATCTTTTCTTGTTCCTCCTTAGTAAAAAAGCTTTTCATATTTAAAGCTCTCTGGGCTATCTTATTTACATCTTCAGGAGTAAACAATCCTATGGAATATTGATTTGTTTTTTTCATAATTCTTTATTTTCCATCACCATATAAATGATTATACATAGGCAAATTCCGTGTAGAAATCCAAGAATATAAGTCATCTGTTTTTTTTACTAAGATAATAAGTTGTTGATAAATATGCAAGTTAAAATAATTTTATTTGTTCAGCCGACTCCTGGTCCATTACTTTTAGCATAGTTTCAAATATTGTTTTACCAGCTTCATAGTCAACTAAGTTTCTAGCGATCTTATTCATAGGTTGTTTGCCTTTATATTGTCTAAAATTATAATCGTGAAATTCACATAGTCCATCTACTTCATTTTTAGCTTGACTTATAGCAAATCTTCTATCTTTTAAATCATTAGGCAAATTAAAGTTTGTCCAGTATAAATGCCTCCCTCTTTTTTTAGGCTCTAACAGAGGTTTATAATAGGGTATAACATTTTCCACCACATATTTCCCTTTAAAATGATGTTTTAACAGCAATATTTCTTGATAAAGTTTCATATCTGGATATACAGGACTTTTTCCATTAGCACCTATTGCCCAATATCTTGCTCGTGAATGAGTAGGACAGGGCGGACTACTCCAGATAAAGTCAAATTGATTGTAGTTTTCTAACAGATACTGATGTGCATCTGCAACTATTACTTTGTCATTAGAAAACCTTTCTTGATATAGTCTTGCTAAATCTTGGTCCAATTCTACCGCAGTAATTTCGTGGTCATCGCCCCATTTATATCTGTTACCGCCTAAGCAAGCGTATAAATTTAAAATTCTCATCGTATGTTATTTAAAAAGTCAATTACTTTATCTCTTTCATCAATGTAGTATTTCAACATTGGATCATCTTTAGTTAACCCTAAAGTTCTTTCACAATAATGTATTGACATATTGAGATTCTTTTTCTTATCGTTATACTCGTCTTCTTGTGTTCTCATAATCCTAAGTGATATTTAAGTGTTCCTATTGCTCTTTGATCTGTTGCCATCTCTTGCGCTACTTCTTTAATTAATTTATTAAGTAACATTGGTGATAAAACAAATCTTTCATTGTAAGCGTCTTCCACTCGCTCTTGTAGTTCCATAAAATAGTCTTGAGCTTCTTCGTTATAAACTTCAAACTTGTTGTCGACATATTTACATACTGCATCTATGATATCTTCTTCTCTATCTGTCATAATTTTTAATTTAAATTTTGGCACTATTGCCTTGCACCCCAAAACCCCGATGCGTTAACATCGAGGCAAAGGGAAACCAACAAAAAATATTTTATTTAGTTTTTATATTTATTCTGATTTAAAATTAGTAACATAGTATTCTTCCAAATCTTCATCTTTTGGAAATTTCTGCAATAGAAAATCGAATGCATCTTCTGAATTCTTAAATGTTTTGTTTTCAAACATTCTATTTCCCGCCCAATCTTTGATATAATAATTCATAGTCTATTTATTTAAATTAAGTTTCCGTTTTCATCAAAGTAATACTCATTAGCATCACAAAGTTCCTTATATCCTTCCTCTGATAGTTGACATTCATAATCATCTCTACAATCAATTAAGAATTCCCAAACAGCATCACGGATATCTCTATTCTTATTCCAAGACTTACTTAACGTATAGTCTGATGAATATCCAGTAAAATTTTCTTTTATAAATCTTCCATTATGCTTTCCATCCCATTCTATTTGACTATAATCAGGACTTAACCAATCAATACTATAATCTTTAATAGTTAACCCTATCTCATTAAAGAATGATTTAAGACTATTTATCGCATCATCCCCCCAATTATACTTAGTATTCATTTGATAATTGCTTAATGCGTTTTCTTTTGCTTGATCTGACAGCTCATCAAATTCATAGCATTTTACTTCTATTGTTTTCATAGTCTATTTAATTTGTTTTAAATTTCATTAGGTGATTATAATAATCATCGTAAAGCCAATCAAAAGTTTCTTGAGCCTCTTCGTTATAAACTTCAATTCCATTTTCTATCTTGGTCAATTCGCCATCTATGGAACAAGAGTCCATATAATTTTCCTCTAAGTAAGTGTTAGCTAAATCTGTTGCTAGTTCTACTATATTAATTTTTATTGTATTCATTTTAATTAGTTTTTAAAAGGTGTGTTATTATTATTTTGAATTTAATGTGTATATAATTTCGTTTGAACTTTCTTTGACAAAAGTTAATTTAAAGCCGATTTTATTTAAAATTGACTCCATAGAATTAAAACCGCAACCGCCATCTACATAAGATTGCGTGTTTGTTGTGGCTCTTTTCAAGTGTCTACGTGAATTGCTTTTTGCTTTTGGGTTATAGTGTGTAAGCCCATAAAAACCGTTTCTTTTTCGGTTTGCATTTCCGCCCATATCTGAAGGTAATTTTTTCAATTCCTCATTGAAATAGGTATTTATTAAATTACCCAATGCCGTCCCTTGTTTATCATAACCATAACCGCCCGCCTTAAATTGTGTTTTCTCGTTTCGTCTGTCATAGATTCGACATACCCCCGCCCTTGACCATTTAAAACATAGTGTTGTAAGCCTCCAATTCTCACTTAGAAAATCCTCTTTTTGTTTGTTCGTCAATAAAGTTTTCATATCTGTTTTTATTTGTTTTTGTTTGTTAATATTTTGCTAATGTAGTTAAAAACTTGTTGAAAACCTACAAAAGCGAACATTAAATTTCTACAGCACTGGCAAAAAATATGCTCAAATCCACAGCAGTAAAAGAACAGACGACACAAAAAAAATTTCTAAATAATTTAAAAAATATAACTTTTGACAGCTCTTAAATAAACTTTTTTAATTACTGCAGTAAAAAATAAACACGTAAAAATCTCTAAAATGACAGCTCAAAAAATTAGATCATTTTTAAAAAATTACAGCTCAAAAAAATAAATTAAGTAAGTAACTTTTTTAGGTTGTTAAAATCCTATAAAAATAGTAGGGGATTATTTGGGGGGTGATTGTGCGAGGGAAGGTAAGAACTAAAATTAATTTTTCTGTAACTGAATCAATGCGGAAATAGCTAAATAGCTGGCCCAGAGTAGGTTAGGTAAGGGTGCTTAATGTAATACACTAAGGTAAAACGGCAAAACTTTTGGCGATCAACTATTTACAAGGACCCCCCTTTGATTTTCTAAGCGTTTTGGTTTTGGAATTCTAACAATTATCAATGTATATAGTCCCCACGAAAAACATATCTCAGCACTTTTTTCGAAAGGTATAAGTAGCTGTAAATGAATTACTGGAGTTATAAGTTACATAGTCTGTATTAAGTATCTGTAATTGGATTAATTACTTTTAGATCAGAATATTGTCTGCGGCTAAAAAATTTTAGACAAAATAGTGGCCCTTAGTCCCTGGTGTCTTCCAATTAAGTTCTGGAGCTTCTTACCAGACGTTTCTTGTGGGATTTGGGCTGGGGGCCCACCCACTGCGTCACTTGTTCTTATTCTAGTAAGCTCGTTAAAGTGTGACAGTTTTAAAAGAACGGTGTGAAGGTACAACAAAAAAAATGAAAAGTCAATAGTAAAGTAATACTTTAAGTAAACCTCTTAATGTTCCTTTCTATGACAGTTAGCACATAGCACTCTACACAGTTTAATCTCTTCCATAACCAAGTCAAAAGAGCAGTCTTTAATTAAATCAGATATATGTCCTCTTTTAGTAGAGGGGTCTACGTGATGGAACTCTAGACATCGAGTATGTGTTTCTCCACATATCTCACATTGTAGTGTTTTCTTATAATCTTCTAGTCGTTTTCTTTTTCGGTTTCTGTATTCTCTTTTCTGCCTTCGCTTCTTTTCATTCTTTGTTTCTTTAAGCTCTGACATTGCTGTTGAAATATTATTCGGATAGAAATGTATATAGCGAGAAAGCCCCCGAAAGAAATAACAACGAGAGTATATATAGAATTAGTAACATAGTTTAGTATATTCTGTCGTTAGGGGCCTTTGTTACATTGACAGCTTTATAATCCCCTTTATGTTTTATTTCTATGTAATCTTTTAGATCATACTTAGAAGAAACATCCACATTATATGTGGTCCCATCACTTTTATAATAGGTACGGATATGGATAAGAGATATTTCTTCTCCTGTATCCTTATGTTTAAACTTGATCATTTATTAAATATACAACGTACTTGTATCATAATTTACATACGTTATGGTAACCTCTTCTCCATTTTCTATGGCAGCAGCAATTTTAGGATATATTCTTTTGTAAGCAGAAACGCTCTGTCCGATAAATCCTTTACTGTAGTCTGAAGAGTTACCCACCAATAAACAACCTGCGGTATGCTCATCGGTATTTCCTGTATGTATTAGTATGTATTCAAATCCAGGAACGTCTTTTACCCAAAGCATTCCTTTGTGCATATCCTTGTATTTCTCTGAATACCTTTTATGGAATCCTCCGACAGTTCGAAGTTCTACCTTATAGATACCGCTAGGTATTCGAGTTTCTCCTTTTACTTTCACATCTCTGTGTTCGTCTTCAAGGGTGTATGCTAAAAATTTTGTATCGTATGTAATGTCCATTAGAATTCCGAGAGTTCTATCTGGACCGCTATCATATCTTAGGACCTTTAGTCTCATTTCAATGTATGTTGGTTTGCGTAAAGTTACTAAATTTGTTGTATGAGTAAATTCAAGAAACTTGTAGGAGAACTACAGAAGCAAGGTAAGTCCGAAGAGTCAGCAAAAAAGATTGCTTATTCTATTGGCGCGAAGAAATATGGAAAAGCAGGAATGGCAAGGAAGGCTGCTGCTGGTAGAAGGAAGAAGTACAGAACCAAGTGAGAAGAGTTCACGCAGTAGCTGTACATATATCTAACAGTAAAAAGCTAGGAAAGCATTCTAAAAAAGAAAGTAATTCTAAAAGAAGTAAGAATTACAAAAAGAAATATAGAGGGCAAGGAAGATGAAAAAGAAACTCTGTAAAATAATTAGTAAGATCACCTTTGGTAAGGTTTGTTTAGGATATTGTAATTATGAAACTGAAAAAGACTAAAGACAGTATAAAGGTAGAAGCACCAAAAGGTTATCATTGGATGACTGAAAGCGGTAGACATTTCCTTATGAAAGGAGATTATAAGCCGCACGAAGGTGCTAGTGCTTCGGCTCCTTTTAGGATTGTCACCCACGATAAGACTATGAAGGCTGATATGGGTATGAAGATAGAAGCTATCAAGACAGCCAAGAAGTATAAAAAAGGCGGCCAAGTAAAAAAAAAATCTAAAGTAAACCAAGCTGGAAATTATACTCAGCCTGGAATGCGAAAAAGATTATTTAATAAAATAATGGCCGGATCTAAAGGAGGCAACCCTGGACAGTGGTCTGCTCGAAAAGCACAGATGTTAGCGAAAGCCTATAAAGCCGCAGGTGGCGGATATAAAAACTAATGGCACTAAGTAAATCACAACAATCTCTAAGAGACTGGACTAAACAAAAGTGGAGGACTAAGTCGGGTAAGAAGTCATCAGAAACAGGTGAGAGATATTTACCTGAAGCTGCTATTAAAAATCTTACAGCTGAAGAATATGCAGCAACCACTAGAGCTAAAAGAGAAGGAACAAAAAAGGGAAAACAATTTGTTTCTCAACCTGACTCAATTAGAAAGAAAGTAAAAAAGTACCGATTCACTCCTCTTAACAGTTCAAAGAGAAAATGAACAACTCAACTAATGGCTTTTTGTTTAAAAACTGGCAAATCATATTGTGGTTTGTTATTGCTGTGTTTACAGCGGGAGGACTATTTAGTGAGTTCACATCTCTAAAAACAGAATTAACTATTGTTCACGATAGACTAGATCAAAAGGTAAAAGTAATTAATGAGCTAGAAGACAGATTGATAGATATAGAAAAACAACTAGAATATGAGCGAGGTCTTCTTGAGGCTACCATAGAAGAAGTTAACTTCATAAATAATGAAAAATTATCTAAGAAACATTAATTGGGTCAGTCCCTTCTAATTTTCTATATATCTGTTGTACTAATAACCTTCCTTTCTGTGAAAGGGCGTAGCGAACACGATAATTATACTTAGTCTCATCTCTAAATAGATGATCTTCCATTGTTTGTGATGGTGTAAGCTTATCAAAGTGTTTATATATATAACCTCTCTTTGCTAAATAATATACTCCCTTATCTGCTTTCCTCATTTGAACTGAACTTCTCTTTAATTCTTTGGCTACGTATTCAATAGTAAAAAACTCTAAGTCATACACAAAGAACAAAAGATCTAAATCGGTTTTCGTTAGATCGTGGTTCTGTCTCATATCTCTATATACTAGCGATATGTTCTTCAAGAAGTTTTTATTTATATATTTCTTTTGAAGTTTAGAATAATCTCTAAATAATTTCTTTCGGCTAACTGTACTTTTAGGCATATTCCTATCTTTGCTGTAAAAGTAATAATATGGCAAGTCTTTCTGGTCAAAAAATTAAAGATAAATACGATCTTATTTTAAAGTTAGAATCTGCACAAGCATCTGCTACTGAACAAGTGGTTGAAGATGGTGCTGGTAATGATACAGCTTTAAAGCTTTCTACAGACACATTAGAAACAACAGGAAAGTTAAAAATACCTACAACCACTGCAACATCTAATACAGATGTAAGTGCATTAATGATGGACTCTAACGGAGAGGTTGTTCTTAGAAATTTATCTACTTCCGCAATTGGAGGCAGTGCTATAACAGCTTCATCTCCACTAGCTACCGCAACAGTGGCAGGTACAACAGATGTTAGCGTTGTAGATGCGGGAACCCTTAACCCATTAACATCTAGCACTTTAGCTACAGCTGATAAGTTCTTGGTGTGGGATGAGACAGCTAGTGCTTATCTATATGTAGACGCATCTAATCTTTCTACGTTTGTGGGAAACAATTTAGGCGGAGGATCTGGAGGTACAAATCAATCAACATTACTTTTAAGACTAGCGGCATCTCAATCTGTACCAGTAAGTACAACACCTACTGCTGCAACAACATTAGTTGAATATACAGCAGCTTCCGAAACACGAAATGATACAGCCGCTACAGGTGATACTAGAAAGTTTGGTAATGATGTAAATACTGACTTTACCATTCAAGCAACAGGTAGTGCTTCTAATCAAGTAGTTCTTAGAACTTCTGATGTAAACTGTTTTGAATTTGAAGCAGTTATAGAGTTTGATGAAAGTGATGCTAATACAAACCTCTATGCACAGATTAGAATAGCTGGAGCAACTATTGCTGAATCTAAGATTACTTCTACTATCGGAAACATTCTAGGAGAAAAGCAATTAATAGTTAGAGGCTTTTATGGTCCTGCTAGTTCAACAGATAGATTGCTCACCTTGACTGTAGGTTCTTCTACAGGTAATGCCACCATTAATGGAGGTTATTTTAAAGTGACAAACGTTGGTGTGCCCGTAGCATAAAGTTGTATATTCGTAATATGAATTACGAAGACCGATCAGAACTTTTTATTAAGATACAGTCAAAGATTGATGAGCTTATGGATCTTGTTGATCAAGTAGATGGGACTAAGGAATTTATGTCACTATATTGTTTTGGTATAAACGCAGACGATATAGAAAATCCAAATGGAGATGTTTATGAATACTTTACAGGTTTTTCTGCTGACAATCCAGAGGAAATAAAAATTATGCTCGAAACTGTTGCTAAAAATTATTTAAATTCTTTAGGGCAAAATTCTGAGCCAACAGATTCAATTGACTATTGGTTAAATATTTAATAAAATGGAAACATCAAGATATGCAAGGTGCATAAAATGCAGGAAAAATATTGATTTATATTTACAAGCTGCAGCAAACATATATATGTATGTAGACCATACTCCTGAAGCTAAGAAAGAAGCTAAGCTTCAAGAAATGGAATTATTAAACAAAATTTCTAAAATAGATCCTGGATTCGCAGAGAAATGCGGTTGGGTTAAAAATAACAATTAATAAAATTTAAAGTAGTGGAATTAATTAGAAAAATAGTAGTGGGTACAAACCCCAAGGATGCAATGGCCTACTTTGTGGGTCAACGTGCTGGCGAGTCAAAAGTAGACTCGATAATTTTAGACGAGAGAGCTTTATCTCAGTATGGTGTTAAAAGATATTTAGTTTATTTATCTCACCCTGATGATGGATTAATGTTATGGAAAACCATAGACAATATGCCTTGTTTAATTGAACACGATTGTGAATTCAAATGAAACCCATAAGGAAGTTTATTGTAAAAATTCCCAAGGCTGTAAACGATGTTATAAAGCTAGGCGAAAAAGAAATATTTATAGACTCTAAGTTTACTGAGTTTGATCACAGAGCCTATGAGGGTGAGGTAGTTGGAACTCCATTGTTTTATGATACGGGTGTAGAAGTAGGTGATACTCTTTACTTTCATCATCACGTTGTTTTAGGCGGTAATCATTTTATTGCGGGAGACAAGCAATTAGAAGAGCAAGACCGAAGAGGACAGTTTATATATTCCAATTCTGATTTATACTATGTAAACTACTCTTATCAATTTGATCCATTATGGAATCAAGCATATGCTTATAAGAGTAAAAGAACAGGAGAGATAAAACTCTTAGGTCATTATATTTTTCTAAAGCCCGCAGAACAAGAAGATGAATTAAAGTCTGATTTACTAGAATTATTACCTCAAGAAAAGCCGCCCAATCAATATGGATACATAGAGTTTGAAAGTGAGAAAACTAAAGAGCTCGGATTAAAAAAAGGCGATAAAGTTTATTTTATTAAAAACGGAGATTACTCTATGGAAATAGATGGACAACATTTATATAGAGTATATTTAGAAAATATTTATGCGAAAATCCCAGAACAAGTATGACAATGTAGCTACAGCCAGAAACCTTATGGAATCTATGCAGATAGCTATTGAAAATATGATTCAAGAAATACAGAAGCCTGTAGATCAAGAATTGTCAGGATCTCAGAGAAAGGCTGAGTTGCAATCTATAAAACAAACAGCGGTTGACGCAAAAGAATTAATTGTTGAAAGAGAGAAGTTACAGCAGCTCGTAAAAACTCTTGAAGAAAAAGGAGAACTAAAAGATGCACAAGACTATTCAGGAGGATTTGCAGAACAATATTCTAAGTGATGATTTAATATATTGGAATGATGAGTGGAATAAAAAACATAGACGAAGATATAGTAATCAATATATGTCCCGATAACAGTGAAGGGGATATTATTTCTATTTCAAATCTAGATATACAGATACCATCTAAGCCACCTAAGTCTAAAATATTATTTTACAATAAAAAAAAGGAAGATCAAAAATGGGAAAGACAAGAGCTTCCCGATGAACTAAAAAAAATAAAGTCAATGGATGAATGGCTTGATATGCCAGATGTATTCAGAAATAAATACCATAACTATATAACACAAGAATATGAAAGACGCAGAAAAGGAATTTGGTTTTACAATAACGGAGAGCCAACTTACATCACAGGAAACCACTATTTCTTCCTCCAATGGTCTAAGATTGACGTGGGATACCCAAGCTTCTTATCCTTCCAACGTGATTTATTCCTACATCTCGAAGCCTGTATAACTGACAGTAGAAGTTTAGGTCAGATTTATGTAAAGTGTAGACGATCTGGATATACACAAATGTCTTCAGCTTTATTAGTGAACGAAGGCTCTCAAGTAAAAGATAAACTTTTAGGCATAATGTCCAAGACAGGGGCTGATGCTCAAGAGAATATTTTTATGAAAAAAGTTGTTCCTATTTATAAGTCTTACCCTTTCTTTTTTAAACCCATTCAAGATGGTACTACTAATCCTAGAATGGAATTAGCTTTTAGAGAACCATCAAAACGTATAACTAAAAAAGTAAAAACATCTGTAAAGGGAGAAGCATTAAACACTGTAGTGAACTGGAAGAGTACAACTAACAATGCTTATGATGGAGAAAAGTTACATATGCTTTATATGGATGAAGCTGGTAAATGGGAAAAGCCCACAGACATAAGGGAGTCTTGGAGAATACATAGGACTTGTTTATTAGTAGGTAGAAGAATTGTTGGAAAGGCCCTTGTTGGAAGTACAGTTAATCCCCTAGATAAAGGGGGTAAACAATTTAGAACGCTAGTAAGAAATAGCGACCCGAATGAGAGGAATGAAAACGGAAGAACAAAAAGTGGTTTATATAGCATATTTGTTCCAGCATACGAAGCACTAGAGGGATTTTTTGATCAATATGGAAAAGCTGTAGTAGATGACCCTGAAACTCCAATTGTTGGACTAGATGGTGATTTAATTACTATAGGAGCTAGAACATTCTTAAAAAACGAAAGGAAAGCTTTAGTAAATGACAGCTATGAATTAAACGAAGTAATACGACAGTTCCCATTTAATGAAAATGAGGCTTTTAGAGACAGTGCTAAAGCTTCAGTATTTAATGTTCAAAAAATATATGAACAAGTCCAATATAATCAAGAGCTCTTTCCATCCCCTGTTGTTCAAGGTAATTTTATTTGGAAAAACGGAGTAGCAGATACAGAGGTTTTATTTAAGCCAGACGCGAATGGAAGATGGAATATATCCTGGATGCCACCTATTGAGTTAAGAAATAAAAAAACTCCTGAGAACAATTGGTTAGGAGTAGGTGGTGTTGACTCCTATGATATTGACGCAACGGTAGATGGTAGAGGATCTAAAGGAGCTTGTCATTTATACAATAAATTTAATATGACTCATCCATCAAATATGTTTGTTGCTGAGTATGCGTCAAGACCTCCTCTTGCTAAAATATTTTATGAAGATGTATTAATGGCTGCACGATTTTATGGTTACTCTATATTAATAGAGAACAACAAATATGGTATCGCTAGACATTTTGAATCTAGAGGATATTCACATTTTCTGTTAGATAGACCCGATCATTTAGGAACAGGGTTTGGTACTAAAACAAAAACAAAAGGCATCCCCTCTAACTCTCAAGATGTCATCCACGCTCACGCTCAAGCAATTGAAGCTTACATACATTCTCACGTAGGGATAAACGAAGAAACGTTAACTCACGGAAATATGTATTTTGACAAAACATTAGAAGATTGGATTAATTTTAAAGTAGACAATAGAACTAAATATGACCTTTCTATATCTAGTGGTTTGGCATTACTTGCTGCACAAGGTTCTTCTGTTAAAAAAGAGAAAACGAACTTCAGTGAAAAAAAGTTTTTCAGAAGTGGTCACGTTATATTACGGTAAATTGAATAACTATATTTGCATTTAAGACTGTTTAAAGTATGTCATACACTCAAACTAGTAATGGAGCTTCATCTTTTCCCGATGCTTTAGCATCGACTGAAGAAAAAATGTCTCTTTCTTACGGATTAAAATACGCCAAAGCTATTTATGCTCAGTGGGCGGGCAGCGATTACGAAAATTCATTATATGGAAGAAGGTACAGAGAGTTTCAAATAAATAGAGACTACGCTCAAGGTACTCAAGATACTTCTATATACAGACAAATACTTTCATCATTAGATCCTAATAATGGTAGTGGAGCTTTATTAACTTTAGACTACACTCCAGTTCCTATTGTACCAAAGTTTGCTAAAATAGTTGTCAATAAAATATTATCTAAAGATCCATATCCTCAAGTAGAGGCTGTTGATCCTTTATCAAGATCAGAAAAAGAGCAAAAGAAAAATGCTGCTATTCTTAGAATAGAAAATAAAGAAATGATTAAGGAAGCTAAAAGCTTAGGTCTTAATGTAGAAGTAGACCCTGATAAACTTCCTGATACTCCTGAAGAAACAGAAATATTCTTAGACACCAACGTAAAGACAGATGCTGAAATAGCTGCACAATTGGGTGCACAGATGACTCTTGAGTGGAATGACTTTAATGACAAGATATACAGAAGATGTGTCAACGATTTAGTGACAGTAGGAATGGCTGTTGTTAAAAGAAACAATGATCCAAATTATGGAATTACAGAAGAGTATGTTGACCCAGCTTTCTTTATTCACAACTATACTGATGACCCTTCTTTATCAGACTTAACCTATGCTGCTCACTTTAAGAAGATCACAATTATGGATCTTAAAAGAGTTGCAAGAGATCAATTTACTGAAACTCAATATGAGGAGTTAGCTCGTACAGTTATGAATAAGTATGGTAACGACCCTCAAAATTTCTTAACACAATACACTCCTTATCAACTTGATGGAAGCACATACAGATATGGATATGATGATTACAAGATTGAAATATTAGAGTTTGAGTTTAGATCTGTAGATAATATTATATATGAGAAGAAAGAGTCTATGTTTGGTAACATTGGATTCTATCACAAAGGAACTGAATATAATGCTCCTCAACAATCTGTATATGACCGCAAGGCTGTTTATATGCCTAATGCGACCATTTATGGAGGTAAGTTTATTGTGGGAACTGATTATGTTTATGATTATGGAGTTCAAAAGAACATACCTAAAAATGTACACGATATATCTAAAGCACAACTATCTTATTCTTGCGTAGCTACAAACTTACGTAATATGCTTCCTAAGTCTTTAGTTGGTAGTGTAGTTGGTTTTGCTGATATGCTTCAGATTACTCATTTAAAGATTCAGCAGTCTATTGCTAAAGCAAAGCCTGATGGTCTTATTATAGATATTGAAGGGTTAGAAAATGTACAGCTAGGTAAAGGGGGAGAGCTACAGCCTTTAGAAATACAAGACATCTACGAACAGACAGGTGTTTTTTATTATCGCTCTAAAGATCCAGAAGGTTCTTTTCAAAATCCTCCAGTTAGAGAGATTGGTAATAGAATAAGAAATATACAAGAGCTAGTTGCTATTTATAATCATTACCTAAGAATGATTCGTGACGCTACAGGAATTAATGAAGTTGTAGACGGAACTACTCCAAAAGGAGATGCTTTAGTTGGTGTAAGAGAACAAGCAATTAGCGCAGCAAATAATGCTCTTTATGATATTACAAACGCATCGATGGTTCTTTATAAAAAAGTGTGTTCAGATATTGTAAAATGTTTACAAGTATTACCTCCAAAAAGCATTATATATAAAACATATACAAACGCGATTGGAGAAACTAATATGGCAGTTTTATCTTCTTTCAGTAATTTGTCAATGTATAACTTTGGTATTAAAGTAGTTTCTGAACTTAACGATAGTGATCGTCAATACTTAGAACAAAACATTCAAATAGCTTTAGCTCAAAAAGAAATAGACCTTGAAGATGCAATTGCTGTAAGACAGTTAAGAGATGTTGAGCAAGCAGAAAGATTATTAGTTGTTAGAAGAAAGAAAAGAATTAAAGCTCTACAAGCTCAAGCTCAAGAAAAAGCTCAAGTAACTGCTCAAATAAATGCTCAACAAGCAGAAATCTCAGGTCAAGTAGAAATGCAGAAAAAACAATTTGAAGCTCAACTAGAGGCTCAAAAATTAGAACTTGAAACTGCTTCTAAAATGCAATTGATGGAACTTCAATATACTTTTGATATGCAATTGCTACAGGCTAAAGGACAATTTGACGTTGTT